CTTAAATTTTTCAATTGTGCGTACATCACGAATGGTATCGTGAACCGTTGTTGTTAAAGTTTGAGTAACAACTTGCTTTGTTCTGCAAGAATTGAGAAATATGATAAACAAAACGCCGAACAGATAAATTAAATTTTTCATTTATGTGGGATATATTTGGTTGCTCTTCCTTCTTTAACAGCATCTAATACACTTCTTCTCTGCTTCCCGCTTGTATTGTATGAAACGTGTATCCAATCATAATCAAACTCGTTAATTAATTGGTCGAAGTCTAGGTTGTCTTTAATAAAGTCAAAAATCTCCTTGTTATCTTTTTTGTTTCCTTGGTCTATATCAAGGGCTTCTCCCTTTGTGTGCTGAGAAGTTTTAGAGCCGCCAATAGCTGCGTTTAACGCTTTGCTTCTATATCCACTTGATATATAAATAGGCTTATTAAGTTGAACTCTGATAGGCTCAAATATCTTTCTAGCAAGCTCAATTAGGTTCTCTGTATGCTCTGCGTTTGGCATATTATTTATACCATTCCTTTTGGCATACTCAGACCTCGTCACTTCTATTAGACTCAAATGTTCTGTCAGCTTCATACTTGGAAAATTTAGATACAGTTGTTGCGGCAGCAGCATATCCCATTATAGCCATAACAAGATTCTGGACTCCCATACTTTCTGGATTAGCAATAAATTCGGATAATATAACGAAAGAGCCTATTAGAAAAACAAGCCTACTGCTTGAATACTCTCCCTTGTGCGATATAAAGTCTTTAAGACTTCTTTCTTTTTGAGACTTCATTACCTTTTAGGTAGTAATATCTTATGGCAAAAATACCTGATACGATTGCAACGCAACCTGCACCAATCTGTACATAAATTAATAAGCTAGTAAGAGATAACGCCCACATTAATATGCTTGTTATTACCGCTAAAATACCATTTTCTGAACTTGTGTCGTGCATTGTATAAATATTACATAGTAAAGATAATGGATAAATAATTTATCGCAAAAGCTTTCTATATGTAATATTCAACGTTTCCTTTTTTCTCCAAATAATATATATGCAAAGGGCGATAAAACTTAATTCTACCGCCCCCAACACTATACCGAAGAGAATTAAATTATTCTCCGTCATCTTCTTTGATTAACTTAAATACGATAGCATAGTTCTCTTCGCTCTCGATAGACTCTAGGTCAGATACCGTAATTGGCTTGTATTCCAATTCTTTCTTCTCATTAAGCAAAGTCATATACTCGCCTTGAAACTCAATGTAGCTAGGGTTAACCTGAGTGCGCTCTTCGTCTAAGAAAGTCTCGATAAAGATTTTACCATCTTCTTCCTTGCCAAACTTCTTGATTAATTCTTCGCGAAGCCCGTCAACAACTTTCTTTTCAGATTGACATTTGTCAGCAAGCTTTGTTAACCAGTACTTCTTAGCAAGGTTAAGTTTACTGTTCAATAAACCTGATACAATTTTCTCTCCTGTTTCTGGGTGAGTGAAGCCATTTAATTCAGCTTCTAGCGTGATAATTTCGCCTAGTGTTAATGTTATTTTCTCCATTGGATGTTTGGTTTAAACTTATGCAAATATAATAAATAAATTATTAGTTCTTCCATTTACCTTGTGGACACTTCTGTTCTTTAGGAGCGTCTTTAGGCGTGAACATTTTACCCTGCATAGGGCAGCCACATCCGCCACAAAGAAAGTAGTTGTTGATTAGTCCGCCAGTCATACTCTTGACATCGACTTCTTGAAGCATTGGGCAGGTGTTGCAAACTTCCATTCGCTCGTCAGCAAGTTGTTTTTCCTCTTCTGTGTGAAAAACTGCGATACCCCAAGCCTTAGCAATTGTTAAGAATTTGTTCATTGTAAAAATGTTTGGTTATGCAAATATATGAAATGTTTTTGTTTATCCACAAAATCCTGCTGTACCAGCATCATTAGTAGTAATACCTAAGTTCACAGAACAATCTGCTGTGTATAATAAATATCTTTCAGTTGCGCACGGATTATTGGCTTCATAAACACAATACGCTCTACCGCTAATACATCTAACTCCTATTGAAGTAGGGTAGCCTGTATCTGTATTACACGGGACGTTAGATGGCTTATTAAAGCCGTAGTCATATCCTTTTGCAAAGTAATGACCCGCAGTAGGGGAGCATACAGCAAAGTCCCTAAGTATAAACCAATTTTGGCAATCAATACAAGTTTGCTCTAACGGCTCTAGGTATCTGATATCTGGCTGATTGTTTGTGCAACCGCAAGTTTCATAAATTGTATTTCCTGTAAAATTATACGGAGCGCAATTGAATCTTTCTCTCTTTAATTTGTCTTGCTGGAATGTGTTAACGCATTCGTAATAATCATAGTTAGTTCCTGCGCAACCTTGTCCACATTCGCAAGAATTAGTAGCGGTTACATAGTCGTTTCTGTATAATCCAGTACAAGTATCAACCTCTCTAACTCCATAGCGAAAACACTCATAGCAAGCAGGAGACGGAACCCAGCAACAGCAAGAGCCATTAGCATTAGCGTAAGCCTGCCCACCTGCATTAACTTCTGCTACGGCTGCATTATATGCGGCTGCATTTGCTTGTGATTGAGCTTCAGTACAAGATACTGTTGATTGCGCTGAATAACCTGTTTTTGTTATAGAATAAGATACTGTTCCGTTTGGATAGCAGTTTGATGCGCAGTTGTTCTTAGTGAAGTTTGCACTATAAGTTCCTGTACCTCCAGAAAATGTAAACGTACAGAAGCCTCTGCTATTTACGGCAGCTTGCTTATTGGCATCAAACATAGCAATAGCCGCTGTTTGAGCTTGTGTATCTGCGTCAGATTGCGATATAAAAGAAGTATATGTGGCATAGCCCGAGTATGCATTTTGAGGAGAGCCGTCATTAAGTGTTACTGTACTTCCTATCACTGTACAAGACCCGCCTACGCAGTTGTTCTTAGTAGAAGTAAATAATGGCGCGTATGTAAAACTAGCGCTCCAAGAACAAACTGCCTCCGCTGTTATTTCTCCACTCGAGTTTGTTGTAAACGTCTTTTGCCCTGTGCCAACTGGTATCTTATGGAATCCAGCACCCAAGTTTGTTTGTAGCGAATTGTCAGAATACAGCGTACACCCAACAGCTAGTGTTGTGCAGTTTGAATAAATATATTTTGATATACACGCCATATTAATAATATCCTATTGCGGGCAATAACCTTGTATTCTATTACCGAATTCGTCAAGCATTACCTCTCCTAAATTATTTAATCTAAACCAATATCCTTCAGAGCCTTGAAGTCTGTAATAACCTTCTCTATTAATAATGTAGTCTCCAGAAGTTGCGTTTGGTGGTAATAACCCTCCTGCTGTAGTTATTGGCACCCTATAAGAGAATGATTCAAAAGTTGTAGAGGCACAAGCCGCTGCAAAAGTTGCTCCGAATGAAAAGTTGCCATTGGTATATTCCCCCGCAGAAGCATATAATATAGATAGTACATTATTATTTGTCAATGTGGTTCCTCCAATTACCCTGCCTGTTCCATCATTATAATCTATTTTGAAAAAATACAATTCGTAAGATGGCACCTTTACTCCATTATAAGCTCCAACATTTCCAATTCCGTTCCAAGGCACATAAACTCCCGTAAAGTCATATACAATATCAGCTTGTGTCGGAGAAATATATTTCATAACCACAAACCTAGCATTAGGAAATTTGGCTGTATTTTGTATAATCCAAGTGTCATTTATTCCATCCCCATTAGGGCTCATCCCGTTTGCGGCAACCATTACTATATTGGAGTTTGCTTGATTGGTGTTAAATGGCACGTCACATATCCCTACATTAGTATCGCAACTAACAGACTTGTATTCATAAGATACGCAAGGCTGTGTATGATTATACCCCCACCATTCGTCTAATTCTGCTGGATTAGGAACTGCTGGCTTAAATGTGCTACACGGATTAATTTTAACATACAAGCCATCCTCAGCAGTATTTAAAGAAAAGTTTGATTCAACAGGCAAGTTTAACTCTTGCCGAATCATATTTATCGATATTGTCCCGCTATTAGGAAGTGGCATCTTACTTCAGTTTATTTTCTAACTCCTTAATTCTTGCCTCTTGTTCATTCATCCCTGCAACAAGTAATCCAATTATCTTTTCGTAGCGAACTGCAAGGTAGCCAGACTCTCTTTGTTGTACAGCTAAAGGAGCAACGCTCTGTACATCTTGAGCAATTAATCCCATATCGTCTCCTGTTAAGCCATACATCTCTTCGGCATTTTCTGTCCAACTAAATGTAACTCCACGAAGTTTAGATATCTTGTCAATGGCATTATCAATAACAGTTATGTTATCCTTTAATCTTTCATCAGATGTACTATAACCAATAATATCCCCCGTAGCAGTAATTGTTCCAGATGCATAAATATTACCGCTTGTATTTGGCGGCGCAGTAGCAAATGTCCCAACTTTAAGTGAACCAACCTGAATATTATCTGTTGTTGCACCAATTGCTATGTTAGGTGTATTAGTCGGGTTTGTTACTACTGACGATATTCCGTTTCCAGAAGTCGTTGTTATAGTAGATACTGTAGTGAAAACCATATTCGCCGATAAAGGGCGAGAGGTACCATTAATTGTAAGCGTTGTCGTAGAGTTTGCTGGGACAAAGTTTAATCCACCAGAACCAACAATCTCATTGTATCCGTAAGTAATTGCTCCAGTTAACCCGTTAAACGATGTTAGTCCAGCAGCAATTGTCCAGCTTCTATCGGCAGATAAGTCATAGCTTGTTCCGTTAATTGTCAACGTTCTAGTTGTTGGGACAGGCGTATATCCTAATGCAGACGTAACCGTTCCTGAGCTAATCGAGCTTATGTATCCATTTGGATTTGACGCTCCATTGTAGGGGGTATATCCTAGCGCTGTTGATATATCTGAGCTAAGTAATGTTATGACACCAGTGCGCCCAAAAACGCTCGTTACAGGGAAAGTAAATGAGCTAGTTAAAGTTCCTCCGTCTTGCTTTGTTAAGGTTAGCGTTTGAGTAGCTGTTCCCGAAAAAGCAGAAGATACAATAGAGCGATTATAAGAAGTGTTCCAATTAGAAATATTTGTATTTGTAATTGCAAACGAAGGAGATGCTGTAAAAATTGGGTCTGATTCACCAGCAGAAATAGTTTGATATGTGATAGCCGTTACGCCAACAGTAATCGTAGTCTGATTCGTGTTACCGTATCTCGCGTTAATAAAAGTTCCTGCCGTGATTAGGTATTGGTATCCACGCAATTCTGCGTCGGTATCTGAATCTGCTGCACGAGTCCATCCGCCAGAAGCTGCTTCGTAAACACCGTTTGCCGATTGAGTAGACTGCCCAATAACTAATATTCTATCTCCCACTACAGGAGTGTATCCGTTAATAGCAGCAAGTCCACTTAACCCAATGTTAGTAGTTGCAACTGTCTTAACCTCTGCTCCTAGCTTTAAGCCCGTTAGAGCAGTATTATCTACGTATTGCTTTGAAGCAGCGTGAGACGCGTCAACAGGAACTAATGGAATATTTACGTTAGAGGAAAACGTCCAAGTATTATTAGCTGCAACACCTAATGTATTGCCAATAATTGGTGTGATTAAAGATGTTTGTATTCTAGCTGTTCCGTTTACATCAAATGTATATGCAGGAGCATTTGTTAAAACACCAAGTCTATTGTTTGTGTCGTTCCAGAATAAATGATTAACATCTGATACTAACGTATCGCCATCGCTAAAAGGTATCGCTCCTTCGGGGAATGGCGTTACAACACTAACCTTGCCATCAGGCTCAACCTGCAATAACTGATTGTAAGTTAATGCTGGGTCTTCAACCGTTCCTGATAAGAATAATGTATCAACGGACACCTTCTTTAAAGTAGAGTCTCCCATATAAATAATATCGGAGCCTTTCTTAGAGTAGGCTAGGTTGTAACCATTAATCTTGTATCCATTTTTTGAGGAGGCGTTAGATACGTTTATGCTTGCCTCGTAAATATCAAATGCAAACTTAGGAGCTTTTGTGCCGAGTCCAATTTTCTTTACACTTTCGTATAATACAGAATTGTCAAAATTATCTTTATTGGAGTTAACCTTTACAAGATAATTCTCGTCAGCATCTATTGCTAAAGCAACCGTCTCTGTTGTAGCATTTGTAATGATATTCGTTGTCGTAGGACGAACTGCTGGAGCAGCTGTTATAGCAGCAGCTTGTGTAACAGTAGCTTGCGTAGTAGTAAAAGCATCAGCGGGTATTGTAACAACGTTTCCGCTATTATCAATACCCATTAAGCCCACTACATTAGATGGTAATGCCATTATAATTCTTTATTGTGCAAGTAAAGTTACGCAGTATTTTCCTATAATTGCACTTCTGGTTCAGCAGGTTCTTCTGGAGCTACTGGTGCTTCAGGAGCTGGAGCCCAAGGAAGTTGTAGCCTTACAATCGGGGGAGTACGCTGATTATCAATTTGTGCTACCAAATTATCATCTACGCCAACAGTATGTGGAGACGCTGATACCCACTCAATGCACATTTCCTCAGTAACTTCCTCGTAAGGAGTGAATGATGCAGGATGAGGTGCAGCAACAGATACTGTTCCGTACCAACGTGCGTTAAAATTGTCGTCTGAAACAGCAAGTTTCTCGCAATGAATAACGCTGATAACGTTTGTTAATCCGTCTAATGACGGGATGGTGTCTAGTGCGACAATGTTCCAATGTGATGTGATTGATGACATATTATTTTTGTTTTAAAATTTCTATTTCTGCTTTTAATTCTTGGATGGCTTTGACTAAGACAGGAATAAATGCAGCCTGCTTTAGTCCGATAAATTTATCATCGCCTTCCTTGTCTTCGTAATAAGCCTGCGGAATAATATCCTTAACCTCTTGAGCAATAAAACCAATTTGCTCTTCTTGGTTCTCGTCATCTTTAAATTTGAAAGTAGACGGTTTTAATTGCATTACTTCAGCTAAACCTAATGTAGATAAGGCAATATCTTTTTTCTTATTTATATCAGATATACCAGTATAACCTCCACCTGTATCAATTTGAAATTTAGCAGAACCTTGCCCAACACCCGTACCTCCATAAAAGAATCTAAAATTATTACTCCAAGATGTACTTACTTGCATATACCATCCATTGCCCGATACTTGGTTATTTGAATTTAAGCCATAGGCATATCCGTAATTAATAACAATACCATTGTCAGAGTAAAAGCCTCCAGAAGATGCTATGCTACTAGAAGAATAAATGCTACCAGACACATTTAATTTATTTCCGTTGTCGGTAGTTGTTCCTATTAATAAATTACCGTTACTAGCTAATTGCATTCTTATGACATTTGCTATCCAGAAGTCATATCTTTTTGTTTGCCCTGTATAGAAAAACCAGCCATTAGCTCCTGCTCCCACACTAAATGAACTACCTGTATTATCATATTGTATAAATGAGTCAGTAGAATCACCTGTATTATTTAACCTCATACTAACTGAGGTAGAATTAGTTACTTCTAATTTGTAAGTTGGCGAAGTCGTTCCAATACCTACGTTGCCAGCGGAGGTTATTGTTAGTGCATTTACACTGTCTGTATTATTTCTAATAACAAATTTTCCTGCCCCATAAACACCATCTCCAGTATTAGTTGAATATAAGTCCCAATTTTTACCTCCTGTATGCGTATTGCTTAATCTTAAAATTGCCCTATACCCATCTGCAAAAGTTGAATTTATTGACAACAATCCATCTGACGCTCCACTATTAGTGAACCTCCCAGCTCCTGTCACATCCAAGGCTACGGTTGGATTTGTATTTTTTACCCCAACATTACCTGATGAATTAACAAATAACCCATTAACTAAATTTCCTAAATCTGTATTCTTTGACATATTACTAAGCGTTTATTAATGCTTTGAGTTCGTTAATTTTTCTAGGCTTTTTGCCCATTTTTTCTGGATATTTATATTTCCAAATAAAACCGTATGCTTGTTTAAATTTCTCTTGACAACAACGCATAATACCAGTAGAGCATCTATTTAAATATTTTGCAGCATCTATCATGCCATCCCATTCTTTAATAAAAGTGCCATCTAATTCATATTGAATGACAGGAAGTTTATTGTTTTTAGACATTTTTTCTCTTGCCTCTTCTGACATTTTTTTACCTAAAGAAGCTTTAGATAAATTTTCTCTATGCTGCAATGTAGGAGTATATCTCCTGCCAATAGTACCTTCTCCTCCATCAGTCATATTTGATAGGCATCCTGTTTTTTCATCAATTCTGCCATACATCAATATAAACTCTTTTTCTTTTTCACAGGCTTCTTCCCAAGTTAATTCATCTAATACCACCTCTGCCTTGTATTTAGTTTTATTGACAATTTTATTCCATATAGCATTTCTTTTTCTTTTATCATTAATCCTATATTTATTTTTATCGCCAATTCCTATATAGAATGGTTCATTTTTGTCTAGTCTTATATGTCGATAAACGTATGCCATTATTTTGACTCTAAAGTTACAATTCTTGTTTCTAAATCTTTAATAATTTGAGTCTGTTCTTGGATGGCTTTGACTAGTAGAGCCGAAATTGAGCCATAATCTACGCCTAGATATTCTCCGCTTGTATCATCTACCACTTGAGGTAGTATTTCCAATATTTCTTGAGCGACAAAGCCAATCTTTACTTTTTCTTTTTCGTCATTTATAAATTTATAAGAAACAGGACGCAATAAAGAAACCGCATCTAATCCATTAAATGATATTGTATTTATATCTTTTTTTAATCTTGCATCAGAACCATTTATCCAAGTTGTTCCATTGCAATATGCCCCAGTTGACCCGCCAACAAATGCCTGAAGCGAACCATAATCATTATAGAATCCAGAACTATTATTTGGAGAAACTGCTGGCTCTAATACTAAGTCAGCTCCACTTCTCAATAATAATCCAGCTCCTCCTGTTGGATGCCAAACTTGCAAAGTTCCGAGTCCATTGTCAGATGTGCCACCCATAAGAACTTTTCCGCCACTAGAAATCCGCATACGTTCCTCGCTGGTACTAAAAAATGCTACACCATAATATCCTGACAAACCTAAAGGTTGCGAACTCCATCCGTAACCAATTCCATATTGCGGAATAGATGTTCCTAAAGCACTAAATTGGTCTGATGTATTAAATCCAATTCTAGTTCCACTTGATGAAACTACACTAATGTTTCCACTAACGTGAAGCCTTTCGTTTGGAGAACTCGTTCCAATACCTACGTTGCCTGCGGAGGTAATTCGCATACGTTCGGTGTCATTAGTAAAAATGGCAGCAAAATGATTAGATGTTGTTCCAACATATAAACCACCATTTGGATTATGAGCCCTTACTGAAGCATTAACACTTGTACTTCTAAGATTTAATGTACCATATTGCCCACCATTAATCTGCAATCTAGTGTCTCCTGAATCTGGATTAGGTAATCCATTAATACCTATACTACCATCAGCAGTAATCCGCATACGTTCTACTGCATTTACAATAAATGACATTGGATAAGCGCCTGACGAATAAATGAATCTACCATAAGCGGTTCCTGTGAAGTTTGCTCCTGCCGAATCATCAATCCCAACATACATTGTGCCTCCAGTATTAGTATATTGAGACACCACAAAATTAGTTGTCCCAGCAATATTAATACGAGCATTTGATGCCCCAGTAGAATACGCATCAATAAGATATGATGGGCTAGTATTATTTACCCCCACCCTGCCATTGGTAGTGTCAGCGAAGAGTACATTGGTTAAACTATATTGATTCGATATTTTTGTCATCGTATTGTTATTTTTTAAGATTAAAAAGCACGAATCGCGCGAACATAAAATCCAGTACTTTTATCGTGGTTAGCGGATGCGCCATTTATGAAGTTTATATTTGCCGCCCTTGCGTTAAATGGACTTAATTCTAAAGAACTCCAATAATTTCCATTTGCAAATCCGCCAACTACTGTTTTTTGTAAATACAATAAATTCAATTCATATAAACTTGGTAAGTACCAATCAGAATAATTGCCACCATTATATGTTGCACATAATTGCGCTGCATAAGTTCCTGATTGATAAACTGCCGTAGCATTTGTTGTATTTCTTATGCCCCCATTAATACCATTTGCTAAGGCATTCACTGCTCCATATCCTGTATTATACCAAGATGCTGATGATGACTGGTCTGATGGCGCCGCAATTAATCCGTGCTTACCTCCATCGTACACAAAAAATACTATCCCTCCTCCGTAACTTTCTCCTATAAAATGTACTATATTAGTTCCTCCAGTATTTACATTTACGCTAAATGTTCCTGTACCAGCAACATCTAAGGTAGTTGCAGGTGAACTTGTTCCAATACCTACGTTTCCAGCGGAGGTAATACGCATACGTTCAGTATTTGCAGTTTGGAAAAACATAAGATTTGATGTATTCCCAAAATATATACCTTCTCCAGCTTGCCCTGTTGCTGTACTAATCATTACGCCAGCACTATCAGGATAAAAATATAACTTCTGAGCAGAAGTTCCAATTGAAACAAGCTCTCCTGCTGCTCCTAATACATCTAATTTATATGCAGGAGTTGCAGTCCCAATACCTACGTTAGTCCCATTATCAAATATCTGACTATTCCCAATCGTACCACTTGCAGTAAACTTAGGCACATAGTTTGCCGTACCACTTCCTGACACACCTGTTACCGAAGCATTGTATCTAATAGCTTGTACTTGGTCGCCAACCACCGAAGCGACTGTTAGGACAAACGTTGTTCCGTTAGTTGCTGTAAACTCAGCTGCTGTTAACTTAGAACCGTTGACATATACGTCTAACAAACCAACTGTGTAACCACCTGTTACCGTAAAGGTAGTCTGTGCCGCAGTTGCTGTGTAATCAATTACATCTCTTGACGTAGGTAATGCCGCAATTGTACTTGTATAATTTAATACCGTTACAGCATCATTTAATAAAGCACCTGTGCCAAGTACCACCGTCGTACCATTCGTTGCCGTATAGTCCGTTGGAAGAAGTCTAGCACCGTTAATAAACACGTCAACCAAGCCTACTACATAACCACCTGTTATGGTGAAAGTAGTTTGTCCAGCAGTAGCTGTAAAGTTTTGTTCTGCTCTAGCGGAGGCAGAAGGAGTAATTGTATAAGTTCTATCCGCTGACAAGTCTAACGTTGTACCATTAATCGTAATCGTACGCGTTGTCGGAACACCACCCAATCCAGCAAGAGTATATGTTGGAATGTTAAGTGTGTTAGAAGACAATGTCGCAGAACCGCTTGAACCTGTAGTGGTTAAAGTCGTAATTCTGTTTGTATAAGCAGTATCCCAGTTTGTAGCAGAACTTGTTGTCGGAATAACATATCCAGAAGTCAAGCTGAACACACCCGTTGTGTTGGTGTACGTTAAGCCAGTTGCCGTAGAAGATAATGCTGTTAACGCAATATAGTTATTGGGGTTAGTTGCGTTATATGGCGTGTAACCTAATACCGTTGTTAACTGAGCGTTCTTCCAAAGGCTAGTCGCGCTATCGTAGTAAACTAAGTCTTTGTTAGCCTTAGAAGTAAGAAGCACATTATGAAGTTCTTCAAACTCAAAGCCATTCTGTACGTTAACAAATATCTCTCCGTTGTTAGATTGAACTCTTGTTACAACACCGATAAACACCAAGTGTGCAGGAGCGACAGGCTTGTTAGCTAAGCCAAATATCAAGTTGCCACCTGTACCTAACCATACTGGGTCTCCAGCAGTTGCAGTAGAAGTATCAAGTCCAGCGACAAGTCCCTCTGTAACAACCTTTACGATGTCGTTTGTAACTCCGCCAGTTTCTGTTAAACCAAGTACTTTTGAAGACGTAGCCTCTGAAGCATTAGATGCCGCAGAAACAATCATATTTGTACCGTCAGCACTTGATACATAAACTGCCCTGCCCTTAGCAATAGTAGCACCTAATTTAACATCGTGCTTAACTTGAGTTGCATAATTATCAATCCATTGTGTATTGTAATCAGTAGCATCAATCTTAGATAATATCTGCCCAGCAGTTCCTCCAGCAGCTAATGTGCCAGAAACTGTCCAGCTTCTATTTGCTGTTAAGTCGTATGTTGTGCCGTTAATAGTTAACGTGCGAGCATTTGTTACAGGAGTATATCCTAGCGCAGTCGTAACATCTCCCGAAGTTAATGTAATTGCACCTGTTCTTGTATTGAAGCTAGTAACTCCAGCGGCAACCGTTCCCCAACTTAAAGCAGAACCGTCTGTTGTTAAGTATTTACCTGTATTACCAGTCTGCGAAGGGAAAGCTGCTACAAAAGTGTAAGCGTCATCCCAGTTGCTCTGCTTAACAGTAGTAGGAATAGCGTATCCAGTTGTTAAACTAAATACACCTGTTGTGTTAGTATATGTTAACCCAGTAGCCGTAGAAGACAAAGCCGTTAAGGCAATATAATTGCTAGGGTTAGTTGCGTTATACGGAGTGAATCCTAAAGCAGTTGTTACGTCTCCAGATGATAATGTAACAGCTCCTGTTCTAGTGTTAAAGCTAGTAACTCCACCTTGATATTCAGGAATATTTAAAACACCCGTAGTCGAATTGTAAGTCGCCGCACCACTTGTTCCTGTAGTGGTTAATGATATAGCAGCTCTTGCTAACGCATCTGTGTACTGAGTTAGCGAAGTGCTTATAACTCCAGTTGTAGAGTTGTAAGATATATTGCCAGTAGCACTAATAGCCGCTCTTGCTAAAGCATCTGTATATTGTGTAATCGTAGAGCTTATTACGCCAGTAGTATTATTGTAAGATATACCCGTTCCCGCAGATAATGCTGTTAAGGCGATATATGCACTAGGGTTAGTTGCGTCGTATGGCGTAAATGTTAATGCAGTAGTTACATCTCCCGAAGTTAAAGTGATAGCGCCAGTTCTAGTGTTAAAGCTAGTAACTCCGCCCTGATACTGAGGGATGTTTAATGTATTGCCAATAAACGTCGCAGCACCACTTGTTCCTGTAGTAGTTAAAGTAATGTCATCCTGCTTCGCATCTAAAGCTGACTGCAAATCTGTTTGATTAGCAAGTGTTCCTGTAATGCCACCCCAGATAGTTCCAACCGTAGGAGAAACTTCAATGTAAGCAGAACCGCTCCAGCGGTATATCTTATTCGTGTCTAAAGTAACATATATTTTACCAGTCTCACCCGTTGCAGGAAGTGCTGCAAGGTTAGCAAACTCCAACACATCGTCCACATAAGAAGGAAGCTGTGTAGAAGGAACTAATCCGCCGCCATCTAGGCTTGCATATCCGCCCGCTGTGCCCTTATTAGCTGCGTTCTCAGGTGTGAACCCTAATCCGCTTGTAATATTTCCTGACGTTAAAGATAAAGTGCCTCCTAGCGTTAAGTTTCCGCTAGTAGTAACTGAACCTGTTAAAGTTAATCCGCTAACAGTTCCTGTTCCACCAACAGATGTCACAGTACCTACGTTAGTAGTATATCCAGCAGGGTTAGTTGCGTTGTAAGGAGTGTATCCTAACGCATCAGTAACATCAGTAGAAATTAATGTAATAGCCCCTGTTCTCGTATTGAAACTTGTAACACCTCCCTGATAAATAGGGATATTTAAGACACCTGTTGTGCTATTATAAGTAGCTGCTCCAGCTGTCCCAGTTGTCGTAAGTGAGATAGCAAGTCTTGCTAACGCATCTGTGTACTGAGTAATTGTATTTGTAATAACACCTGTAGTGCTATTATAAGAAATACCTGTTCCAGCAGATAAAGCTGTTAGCGCAATGTAATTGCTAGGGTTAGTAGCGTTGTAAGGAGTAAATGTTAAAGCAGTAGTTACGTCTCCAGAAGTTAATGTAATAGCTCCTGTTCTAGTATTAAAACTTGTAACACCACCTACATACTGAGGGATATTTAAAACTCCCGTAGTAGAATTGTATGTAGCAGCGCCTGCTGTGCCAGTAGTTGTCAAACTAATCGCCGCTCTAGCTACGCTGTTAAAGTTTCCTGTAGCGCCGTCTCCTCTAATATATTCAACAGAAGAACCATTTGCTGTAATAGCAATTGTGCCTAACGTTGTTATAGGAGAGTTACTAACTGTAAATGCTGAAGGCATAGAGATGCCAATACTTGTAACCGTACCAGTTTGTGCTCCAGCAGCAATACCATCTAACTTAGCTTTATCAATAGCGCTCATTGCTCCACCAGCACTTGTCGTAGCAGTAGCTAATGAAAGTTGCTGAGTAGATAAAGATAAACCGTTTGTAGAACCACCTAATGTAACAGGGTCGTGAAAACGACTATCGCTACCAGAAGCAAACGTATTAGGTGTAACCCCAAACGTAGGCGTATAGATAACGCTGTTATTGGTTATCGTTGGCACTAAAGCTGCACTTCCAGATGCAAATAATAAAGTCTCTCCTAAAGAGAAGTTATCCGATACCGTACCATTTGATATCACAAAACCCGTTGTACCAATTGTGTCTAACGTAAATGGAGTTAACGGAGCTGATGTATAAGTATGTACATTATACGGACGCAAGATATCAAGTAACTGAGTAAGCAATGGCTCTGAACCATCTAGCGTACCAGACTCATATCTAGCAATAATATGTGAATACAAAGCAACTACTAAGTCGTATTGCTCATTCAGTAAATTAAATTGAGTATCATTCTTTTCCTCATACGCTTCAATCGCAGCGTGATAAGTATTCATAAACCCGATTAATTGAGTCTGAGTCGGAGCTCGCTGAACATCAATAATCTCTTGCAATAAGTCTGTGTAAAATAACGTTAACCAGCTATTTGTTCCGTGGGTATATGTGATAGAAATATCTGACTTAACAGTATATATTCCTTCGTAATAATTACCGCTAAATATCGGGTTAATTAGATTACCTACGCCAATAACATTTGTGCCAGATTGCGGTGTGTTACTGGGCATAAGTGTACTGAAAGTACGAGATACTGTTCCAGTAAAACTGCCTGATGGCGAGTAGGATGTGTTATCTAAAAACCTAACCTCTGGGACTAAAACATCCGTTCCGCTAACAATCTTTTTCTCAGGCTTAGTCCAGTTAAAGTCAAATGTTTTTGTAGAAGGATAAGATGTGTTTGCGCCATCTAATGCAACAAAGTCAATCTTATAGCTTCCCGTTAGAACAACTCCCGCAACATCAGTAACCAATAACACGTCTACAAATCCACCAGCCGTAGTAATATCAGGACTATTAAAGTCAGTCTTGATTCTAGTAGAACCATCTGGAAACGTTACCGAGAAGTTACCTTTTGCTAAAGTAAACCCAGTTGAAGTATCTGTAAGGCGTAAAACTCGTGACTGAGTTTTTTCGTTTATCCTGAATTGAACGCTAAAGTTAACTGCCATTTTAAAGCGAGAATAGTTTTGCCTCAAAGATAGCTATTTTTCCGATAAAAAAAGAAAGGCGTTACAAAATGCAACGCCTTCTAAACAACCGAAACCAAACAATCTATCCTGTTGTCGGATTTACCCCAAACGGGTCTTGATGGCGCTTAGCTCATCTGGATTGTTTTCTTCTAGGTAATCGGCTAGCTCCTTGACATAATTCTTATTAGGGGACTTCTTGTACTTGTAAATCTCCTTATGAGTTTCTGCCCACTCAAATACTTGAGCATTTAAATTGTTTAAAATAATACCTTTCTTAATTGCTTCTTTTAATAAAGATTCAACCTCGACAGTAGCGCGCTCAGCAACCTCTAAGAACTCAGATGGATTCTCCTCTGCGTAGTCTTCTAACAAATTACGAACTTCTTCCATACTTTCTGCGTCAATACCTAAAGCCATCGCAACTTCCTTAGCCTTCTTGTCTTCCATCTCAATCGCTAAGTTAACTGCTTTTACGATTAACTTACGAACAGAACGCTCTTGGATTGCTTCCTTCTTAGTATCTACGCGGTGAAAATGAACTTCAGCTTCTCCGTTTTTATTTGGATTGCTGTCATTGTAATTACACAACTCTAAGAATTGATAAATTTTCTGATGAACAGCATTCTTTCCATCAAGAAATAAATATCCAAAGTTAGATGCGGTAAATACAATGTTTAAAAATACTGGATTCCCATCATTGTCAACTCGCTCAATAGCGCCAATAGTAACAAAGTCTTTCTTTCCTTTGTCGTAAATAACGTCTGTAGAAGGGATTTGCAATGCTGATGGCATCAAGAACTTCCCATAATTATCTGGGTCAGGACGCACATTATTAACTCGGTAAGTAGCTCTTTCATTTTGAGCTAACTTTCTCTCCATATCTGGAGACAACTGATTGTATTCAGATGCTTTCATTTCTTTTTATTGTTTGGTTTTATAATTAACTCCGTCAAAAGTAGCACCTTTTTTTAAATTATCCAATGCCCACATAGGTTGTAAATTAGTATAATGATTTGAAGCCATTATTTCTTCTTGTGTACTTGCCATAGCTAACGGCTTTATATGGTCTATATGCCATCCATTTATTCCATAATTATCCCACGTCATCCCTTCTGTGAATTGTTTTTCAATATGGAGTTTTAGCTCTTCAAAAGTGCATCCAACTATTTCTTGAGTTTTTTTGTCTTTACTTCCTAGGATATATCGTAATACCATATTTCTAGTATTTCTTATTAAGCGATATAAAGGGTCATTCGCTCTACGTTTTTTATCGTATTTCGATTGCCTTGCATTTATTTTGGGTCTATTATTTTTTGTGTATTCAGACTTTTCTTTTGAAAGTTTTTCTGCATTTTCTTGTCTATACTTCTTTTGCTGATTAAATACTTGTTGTGCATTTTCTATTGCCCATTGTTTTTTATACTCCGCTATCTTTGCTTTATTTTCTTCTCTGTATCGTTTATCGTATTCTGCTTTAGATTCTTTGGTTTTTTCTGCGTACGATTTTGCCCGTGCAAGATTTTCTTCTCTTTTTTTATAATAAGAAGCAAGATTCATTTTTCTTCTTTTTTCTAGATTTTTAAGTCTATCTTCTTTTTGTTTAATATTCGTGCATTTTTTACAAGACCCCATATTCGGTTTATGGTATTGGTCAATTGTTAATTCTAAATTACAAGTTTTACAGATTTTTTCCCTCATATTATTGTTGTTTGGTTACGCAAATATAAGGAACATTTTGTAATATACAATATATTTATAAAAAAAGAGGAGAAATTTCTTCCTCCCCTTTTAATAATTGCACTATTCTAAGATTAAATAGAATATTTAACGAAGTGCTCGTTCCCTACCGTTTCTAACCCCTCGATACTTGTGTACACGATATCAAGAGTATCTGTGTCACTTGTAGGAGTTGGAGCAAGTCCCCCGAGCATTTTCTCACGGAAGCGAGAATTTAAGCCTTCTGGCATCTCTAGGTAACGAACCATCATACGGTCTACTTGACCACCACCTTGCTCAACCTTAATCTTTCCAGCAGGAACTAAGTACGCCTCTTTTGTGAAAGTAGTTGTACCACCTACTGAAGTTACTTGTGGGTGAGATAAAGCGTTAAGACGCTTCTTGTGGAAAGTACGTCCAAATGCAGCTAAAGATTGAACACCTAAAGCGATAGCAACGTCTTTCTTACCACCGTAAGAAGCATAGTTTACTGCACCATTGATGAATTGAGTAGCACCAGTGATTTGAGAATCAAAAGCGTTATCAAAGTCAGCACCAGCCCATAATTGGTATTCTGAAGGGCAACGGTTAGCATCCATCAAACGAGATAATGCAGCGATATCAGACAATAACAAAGTGCCACCAGTTGCAACTGAAGATGAAATACCACCAGCATTAACGATAGTGTCACGCAAACCGCGAGTTGTATTGATAGCGTTACCAGAAGCATCAGTTAATCCAGCTGACTCACGTCCAAATAATACTGAATAAAGGATGTCCATACGGTGCTTCAAATACGCATCGTGCTGCTGCTTCAAGAAGTAGTAAGGCTTACCTTTGAATTCAACTTCGATTTTAGAACCGTAAGCGATATCAGTAATAGAAGTCTTAGTCTTGAAGATTTGCAATTTGTTAGAACGCTTAATCAAATCAGACTTACGCATTTGGTTAGAACCAGTTCCTTCCGCGTATGCGTTAGACATAAATGACAACTTAGAACCTGTTGTAGCAGCAGGGATAGCATCAGCTGAGTTAACTGGCTTAACAGTGATAACGAAGTCAGTAGCTGAAGAAACAGCAGATACATAACCTACAACACCGTTAGCAAACAAGATTAACTCACCAACTACTGGCTTAACAGAAGTAGCGCCAACACAAGTGATATCTACAGATGCACCAGCAGAACCAGCAGAAGTGCCAGGAGTCTTAACTGTAGCAGTAGCATACAAGAAGTTGTTTTGTACTGTAAAATACTCAGTTTGAGCAGTAGCCTTAGCCTTACCTGTCCAATCTAAGATGTCCAACATAGACGCTTCCTCATCATAGATGTCAAGAACGTCCTTTAAAATTTCACGTTGCTCTAACGTGTTTGTAAACGATACCGTCGATAAAAACGTACGGTCGATATTACCTGCTGCAATAGCCATTTTTAATAAAATTTAAACTGTTAATAATTATTTTCTAACAGTCATTCCCTTTAAGAAATCTACAGGGTTATCAAATGGATTACTATAATCGCTGTTTTCAATAACCTCTTTTGAGTTCGTCGGTGGAGTGACATTTTTTAATTCTGACTCCATCGCTTTACGACCCAAAGACTTTCCGTGCTTAATGAGTTCACTTATAAATTGAGTTGGGTTCTCTGCGAACGCAACTACCTTAGTCCATTTATCCCAATCCACATTTCCATCTTTAGCAAAAGTCGATAGAAATTTACTTGAATCTATGGCGTAATCAACAATCTTGCTAGTATCAGCTACTTGGTAGTTAATTCCTTCCCCGTTAGCTTCCAACTTGATTAAGTTGTCTTTAACCACATTACTAATCCCAGATTGAACAGTTGCTCTAGCTTGCGCTTGTTGAGCTTCTATCTCCTCCTGAGAAAATTGTTGTACTTGCTCCTGAGCCGCAGGCTGAATTGACTGGATGAACTTTTGTTGTTCTTCCTTGAGGTTTCTTCTTAGCTTATTAGCATCTCGCATTAACAAAGCTTTTCCAACCTCGGCGTCGTCTTCATCATACGCATCAAGATTATATTTTTCAAGTTCTTTTTCAAATAGTTTTGTGCGCGCTCTTTCACTTAAATCACTATTCTGTTTGTCAAACTCAGCTTTAACTAAGTCTAAGTCAGACACAGAATCATAATCTACAGTAGCCGCTTCCAAATAAGGCTGTAGTGTACCATACGTCTCGTAGTATTCTACCGCTTTCTTTATGAAATCGTCCTTGAATTTATATTCAGATGGCTCAGTAGGCGCTTCTTGGTTTGTGTCTTCTTGTGTTCCCGCCTCTGGGGTAACGCTAGATTCTTCATCTCCAGCTTCTACTGAACCTTCTGTAATATTTTCTTCTTCTATTTGAGCCTCCTCGTTTGAAGACTCATTCGCAACAGAATCATCATTTCCTTCAGTTTCAGTCTCAGCATCTTCGCTAACAACTTGTTCTGAAGCGGGGGTAATGTCCCTAACTGTTGATTCTCGCGTTTCCTCATTATTGGGCAATAATTCGTCCAAATTAATTACGTTCTCTTCCATTTATTGTTTGGTTTTCGGTACAAATGTATAAATTACTTCTCGGTATTTCCTAAATCTTTTTCACCCTTTTTTATTTGGGCGATGTATTCTCTACTATTTGCCTCAATCTTACTCATATTAATTTTGCCCTCAACCTTCATCGCTTCAATCTGAGCTAGTTGCTGCATCTTAGCCAATTCAACCTGCAATTCCAATTCTTTTTCCTTCTGAATTACAGCCATTTTAGCTTGCATTTCAACTTGTAAAGTTTGTTGCTTAGCAGCCTCCGCAGCCTGAGCAGATTGCATTTGAATCTGTCCGTTCATCTGCTGTTGCTCCATAGCACGTTTCTGTTGGTCATCTAAGTTTTTCTTAATCTTGTCGCCCAACAATACTTCAGCGTATTTAAGGTTCTCAAGATTGTCAATCATCATTGCGTCAGCCAATGTAATCTGATTAGATTGAATTGCTTGCTCAATTCGGCGAGCTAATTTTTCTTTCTCAAATTCTGTTGGCTTTTGTCTAACCATCAATCCACATTCGTGAGCAGATACGTTCGGGTCTAACTTAAAGAACTGAACTGTCTCGCTGCCTAGTGCACGAACATATCCTGAGATAGAGCCATTTAATGCAGAATCTTGGATACGCAATGTTAAGTCATAGCATAAACGCTCAAGCAAATCTCTTTCAGCGCGCTTAACAAAGTCTAGCGAATTATTAGTAGATTCAGACGCGTACTTTGCAACACCATTTAATGTACGTGGGTCTGGAGTAGAACCATCGGTAATCTCATTAAACCCTAGTATATCCCTAAGTAATTCAATATTTTGTTTAATAATATTAAAATACTGAACAGCTTCATTTCCAATACCATTTTCAAGCTCTTCAATTGGCTTGTAATTACTTGCTTGCCCTTCATCATTAAGTCTTCTATAAACAAGAGTACCAGTTTGATTGTATAAGTCTAATATTTCTGACGGCTTTAATGCACGACCTGCTTTTCCTAAAGGCACTCCTTCTAACGAGCCAATCTCAATCATTATACCACGTGGCTTAGCACGTAACATAACATTCTGTAATTTGTAGTAGGCTAACTGTATCTGGTCGGCGACACTCTTCATCTGGTCTCCCATCGAATAAGTTGACATCTGATACATATTAGGTGCCGAGATATGGTAGCTTAACGAAGTCTCTGTTAGAGAAGACTTGGCGCGCTTCATATTTGTAGCTAAGCCGCAATCAAAAAAGAACTCAGAACCTACTACCCACTTGCCTTTATAAACAACTTTGTAATCTGTCTTTGAGTATGTTTTATCTTTTCTTGAGTTTTTAATTTTACTTGCACGACCAACAACTTTGTTTCCTTTTGAGTTAACTCGCTCCTCAAGAATCATACTATTGTATGAGTAGAATTCTAGGTCTAATACCTTTATTCTAAAGCCGTCATAAATACCATTGTAATTGCTATTTAAGTCGCGCAACGTAGAAGTATTGTTGTATTTGTTTGAATACTTCTCTGCAATGATTTGATACTGCTCCTCAGTTAACTTATCCCCAGCCATTTGCTTTAAGTCGGAGATTGTCATCTCAATAACTTCTCCAATGTACTGAACGTCTTTAAAGTTCGGGTCAGTCGTATATGACATAATCATATTCATTGGATTGACACGGCGAATCTTAATGTTATTTTGTGAGTCAAAGTATTCCTTGTAACCACCTATTCCCCAATCGTATAAATCTTCAATTACCTTTGCGCGCTCATTTTCAAACTTATTTAGATTCATTATAAGCTGTAAAGCTTGCTCCATTTCGATTGCCATTCTGTGCTTGTATGAATAATTCATATACATATCAAGTTCCTTCATATCCTCTACAGGAGCCTCTGGCGATGGAATTAATTCTGGGTCAAGTCCCTGCTTCTCGTATTCTTTTTTAAGAATAAGTTTTGCAGCGTTGTCAGCGTAAAAAGATTTCTTGTCGTCCTGAGCTATTGGGTCAATAGCGTCTATTGAAATATTGTAGTCGGTCTTAAATAAAGTAGCAAGTGCTATACGGCGGAACTTAGGGATAATTGGTAAGATGTCCCAGTTGATATTAATCCAAGACTGGTCTTCGTTGGCAACGTCACGCGGCTGTAACAATTTCTTGTATCTGCTAACAGATTGTTTTCCATACATATACAACTTAATCTCGTGATACTTATCTCGACCATTGTACATTTGGTTAGGATAGTAAGCAGAGAAATCCATCCAAGCTGCTTTTAAGTATTGTGCTATCCATTTTTCATCCTTCGCTGCCGCATCAATAGTGTGCGAAGGAAAATTGTTAGTCGTGTTTGCGTTTTCTGCCATAATCTTACAGGAATATCTCCTTTACGTCGTATAACTTTTTTGTTACTTCTTGTTTTTGAGCAAATCGAGAACCATTGGCTAACATTAATGTGTAGCCACTCGCCATTGTCGCATCAAATTTAGTGGTTTTATTTATATCAAACTTCAACCAATCCAATAAAAGATTTTTGAATCTTACTTTTGCTACATTTTCCTCTACGTAAGTCTCGATTAATTCAGCTATTTGTTGGTGCGTTTTTACTGTGGCAGATACACCAAACTTAGCTCCGTTCTTAAACAAGAACCGCTCGTAACCTCTGTGCTCAAAGTATTTAATTAAGCCAACCTTGTTATCCTCTGGAAGTATTGTACATCCAAAGAAGTGGCACAACTTAATCATATCCTCGTAAAATATTTCCGCTTTATCTGGGCGGTTAAGGTATTCGACAACAAACGTCTCACTTAGTTCGTGGATAGCATCAAATGTTTTATAAACGTATGCTGCACCATCAGAGCGTTCTTTTGATGTTGTAATGTTGTGGTCAAACGGGTCACATCCAATAACAAACTTAGTGGCTTCTATTGGAGCTTTTCTTGTTCCAAACTCTCTTACCTGATTGTAGTAGTTTGAGTCTGTTGGATTTACGCTGGCGTGTACTAAGAACTTTCCGTTAGAAGTTTTCTTGAAGACAACTTTACTGTCTCGCACACTACCTTCCCACATAAATTCGCCGCGAATATACAATTCTTTTTCGTCCATCCAAGAGATTGACTCTACTTGGCGGTTTAACTTCATCGCATCAAATAGACAAGATTCAGCTTCAGAAAAGAATGCCTCCTCAATTGTAAATGGGTTCTTACGGATATATGAAGCTAAAGCACGTGGGTCGCTTTCGAGTCCATTACGAGCATTCATAAAATATTCCTTACCCTTCACCTCATCAGGGAATCCATACCTATCGTAGAATAAAGTTTTGTAGGCAGGCATAAAGTATTGATACAATCCTGATTGCGTTCTTCCGTTGGCATCTCTTTCGTTTATGTCAGACGCATTCCATAACTTTTGAAAGGCTTGACCTCCATCCTCCATCTCCTCGACAGTTGTTGTGTAGAGAGCCTTGCCGATAATGCGTTCTTCTTCAAACAAACAGAACTGAACGACTTGATGTCTATCGTAAACGTCAACGCCCTTTGTCTTTCCTGCCTCGTCTCCTAGGTACCTGTGAAGCTTCATACCGTCATACGCAAACTTGTCGGCAGATTTAAATC